GCTTAGTTTGATTAACCAAGGTGACTTTGCCTGTTTTAGGATCTTTGGTGTAACTGCCGCCTTGGCGTTTGTTTAATGGCTTTACGTTAGGTAATTGCTTGCTCATTGGTTTGCCTCTTCAAAATGTGTTGTGGTAAATCGCTCTAATTGCCAAAGGGCGTGTTCAGTTACGCCAACTGTGTCTGCAGCTGCTAGTAATAAGTTTGAATGTTCGCTTGTAGGGCTAAAACCAAATAAAGCTTTTCTTGTTTCACTTAAAATAGGTGCTACCGCTGTTTTTGCTTTAGTACCTTGTGGATCATTGGTTTTGCTAATACCTACAACCACACCAATAGTGGTGGTAACTTCTTGTAGGGCTGTGCCCATGTCCCGAGAGTTGTTACCAGGGCGACGACTAATTTCAATAATAAAAGCAACGGGTGATGGTTTAAGCCTGCCTTTCATAGAACTACTTAAATCGATAGCCTCTTCAACCTTGCTAAATAGCGATTTACCATCTAATTGAGCTGCTGTTAACTTGGCAATAACACTGTTAATCATTTAAATAAAACCATTTGATTTGCTACGAGCAAAAACACTGCCTGCACTTTGAATATCTGCTAAATCAGTACTAGTGGCTTTACTGCCAGTGGCATCAACACCTAAACTAATTTCACCTTTAGACACACTAAACAAAAACTTAATCGCCGCATCATAACGCTTATCAACTTGCTCACTGGCTTGTTGGTCGTACAACTTATAACGAGCAACATTACAGCAAAGTGCTTTAAGTACTGGCGGTACAATGTCCAGTGGTAGTTGATAACGACCACCTAAGTATCCATCCATTTCAGCACTGGCATCGTTAATCGCTTGGCTTAGCACGTCATTATCAATCACATCAAAACCATTACGATCGGTTAGGCTTATTAACTCACTTTCGCCAAAGCGATCAATTAGGTCTTGTGCTATGCAATACGCCATGGTTATTTAGTGGTGCTTTTAGCGGTGGTTTTTTTAGCGACTGTTTTCTTTGCTACTGGCTCAGGCTCAGCATCATCTAAGCCAATGGCATCAATGGTTAAATTACTGTCTTGCTCGAGCTGCTCATATTGTGCTTTGCTTACTTCAATCGTGTTATCGCCCTTGGTTAAAGCAAAACCTGCACGGCGGTAACCATTTGGCTTAGTTGATTTAACGACAACAGCAATAGTTGCAATGGTTTCAGTTTTTTTAATTGGATCGTTCATCATAATGTCCTTTGACGGGCTAAAGCCCGACCTACAGAAATAAAAGCGCGATTAAAACCCCGCTTAGGTGCGTGTGAATAAAAAGGTGAGTAGCAACATTGCCACTATTCACCAAAACACTCGCTAAGAGAAACTTTACAAGTAATCAGCAACCAATATTTCTAAACGACCTTTTAATTCGTTAGAGCTGTTGGCGTCTAGTTCACGTTCCATTAGGCGTGTGGCTAGTTTTTCAAGGCTAGGCGGCACAACTAATAAGGTGGGTTTAATCGCTAACTTACGGCCGCCATCAGCGGTAAAGGCGCGCATTTTAGCAATGGTGTCCCATAAGTTATCAGCAGTTAAATCACGCTTGTTGGCAAAGGCCATTTGCCAAAAACCAAAACCAGCGGCATCTCGACAATCAACGCCGTAACGGAATTGTTTACTCATAAACACTGCTTCATCATCAGTTTTTGTCATGCTGATCAAGGCTGGCATTTTGCGCTGTTGAAATATAATGGGTTTAAGTGATTTACTGGTATCAAGTAAAAACCAAGGGTCGCCCGTATAAACGCCATCAACTTCAACGTTCGCCACTGAAGCATTAATACCACTGCCGTCAACTTCTGGGTTTACGGGATGGTCGGTATCAAAGAAAAACTGACCATCGTAGCAATCGGTAGTGAAACCCGCTGTCAATAATGGAAACACCATTTCATCTGGGTGAATAGCAGCCGCTCGCCCCATTTCTGAGAAAATTGGCGCGTAAATGCCTAAGTTGTCATCTTCAATGTCATTACGGTCAACACCCACGGTTGATTCATAATCTTCATTAGTGATGGTGTAGCCATGGGCTTTCATTGACTGAATGTTACGGTCGCCAATCCATTTTGCTAAACTTGGAAACTTACCTAACCAGCCATACGTATTACTAGCGGTGGTTGATTTGATAACTGAAGCAATTTTACTAAATTGCGGCGCGGCTTCTGATTTACCCGCTTCAAAATTGGCGTTATAGCCAGTGAAAAGCGCGGAAATTAATGCAGGGGTAACAATAGCCATTATTTGGCCTCCTTATTGATACTGGTAAGCAAATCAGCATGGCTCATGCCTAGTTGATCAGCCGTGTATTTTTGCTCAGCAGTAAGTGCCGCTGTGCCTGTGTTATTGCCATCAGGCTTTTTTTTGCCTTGGGTTTGCGTGGTTTTAAGTGCGGCAATCATGACGGGCTTGTTATCTAATAAGCTTTTCAAAGCAGCAACGCCTTTTTGTTCGCCATAACCTTTTAGGTAGTCAATTTCACATTCAACGTACTTGTCGCTGTTGTTTTTTAACAAGTTATCAATACTTGTGATGTTGTTTTGGCTGCTTAATTGGGCAACCTGTTCAACTAAGCCGTCATACGTGGCTTTAGGCACAAACTTGCTTAAATCAACATTTTTATCATCAGCTGATTGCTTAGCTTTAAGCGCAGTTACTGAGGTTTGTGCAATGTTTAGATCTTTTTCAAGTTGACCCGTTTTGTCTGCTTTGCTTTTAAGCGCAGCAATCGCCACTTTGGCTTTATCTTGAATTGCAGTTAAAGCGACAGTATTCGACAAGTCATCGTCGGTATGCGCAATACCAAGCAAATCAAGCATGAGTTTTAATGCTTCATTCATTGGGATTTCTCCAGTTGTGGCGGCAGGTTTGCCAGTTAAGTGATTTTTTGTTTTAAGTGCAGTAATGGCTTTCATGCCATCAAGCGCAGGCTCGTTGGTTAAGGCAACGTGCATTAATTCAATGGGACGGCCTGTTTTAAGGTCATAAGAAAAAACAGCAGAGGTGTAACGATATTCTTTATCGCTAATATGTTTGGTAGCTGTTGGTGTCCAATCAACATCAATAGCAAAAAGTCCTTCTCCTGGTACGTAGTCTAATTTTTTAAACCAACCAGCTGCAGGTGCAGGTTTGCCATTTTGTTCTGTGTATAAGGTTTGATGTTCGTAATCAAACATGAAGTCGTTTTTACGTAGGGTAATGTTTGCGGTTAGCGATGCAAAAGCTTGTGCGTCCATTAACCATTGGCCACCTTCAACATCAACGTCACGGCCATCGGTTGGCACAAAATAACCATCAGGTAAAATCTGTACACGATTAGATTCATTAGATGTAATAGCGCAACCACCAAAAGTAAGCACTGCAAGGTTAGTTGCAACCTTTTTGGTGAGAACGGCTAAGCCGACTGGGCTTTTATTTGTTGCTTTTTTGTTTAGGAATGTTTTCATACCGCCAGTATGGCGGTATCAGGTTAGGGGCTGAGATTCAGGGGGGTTAATGCTTAAAGTGGGGGCGTTTTGTCATTACTCGTTATTTTCGTACGCCAATACGCCTTGCCCAGTAATACGATTTTTAAAGCCATCGCGCTTTATTTGCCCTAACTCTGCCAGTATTTCAAGGGCAAAATCGCAGTTACCTAGTGCGTCTACCATGTCTTTTTGACTCACCCAGCCTTTTTTTGGCTGCTGCTCTCTGGCTTCGTACAGTAATGCTAATAAGGCTTGACGTTGTTTGGCGTTGCTCATGGTGGCTCCTTGGCTATGTTTAGGTATTGGTATTCACCCTTAGCGCCATGGTATAGAAATTCGCCATTAAGATCATCTTAAAAAAACAAGCGGATTAAAAACCGCTTAAATTGAGAAACCTGTTGTTTTATTAAAAAAAGTATTTTAAAGTAACCTTGTTGCTGCAAAATCAACAACCGAGATTAGTACCTCGCATTAATACAGGCGCATAGACGCCAGTAATCCCTAGTTTGTCGAACAGGATGCTGGTTTTTTTATGCCCATTTCTTAGCAAGCCATTGCATGTAAAAAACTATGGTGGGCTGAGTGAGGCTCCTTCGGGAGGCTGCGCCTGTATGCAGTAGTACTAACCTTGCTTAGCTCACCACCCTTTGATTAGTACCACTGGGTGGTGATTATTAACCTTAAATACAGGATATAATTACTATGATCAACCTCCCCTTAAACCCGTACACTTTTAACGGTGACACCCATACCATTATTAATGCGCTAGATTTATTTAATGCGTTAGACGTATCAACACCATTTAACAAATGGATAGCCAGACGCATTGAAACCTACGGTTTTGTTGAGGATGTGGAGTTTTGGACAAAGTTGTCCAAAACCTCAAACTTCCTTGGCGGTCGCCCGAAAACCGAATACTTCCTCACGCTAGATATGGCCAAACATATCGCGCTAATGGAGAACAATGCCAAAGGCCGAGAAATTCGCACCGGGTTAATTGAAGCCGAGCGG